CGAAGCAGGTGAGGCAGTGCGACCGCCGACGCTGAGAGGTGAATCCCTTGCCCTTGTCCGGGCCGTCGTAGCAGTTGCCGCACCGCTGACCGAACGTCCTCGCCGGGAAGATGAAGCAGCGCCGGCCTGCGAACTCCTCCCAGACCAGGCGCTCGAGCCGTTGGATCTCGATGGCGATCAGGTCCGGCTCGGCGTGGAAGGTGAAGGCTTCGCTCTCCACCACGTTGGTGGTGTCCGCCTTCTCCACGCTGTCGATCTTGTAGTAGAGCTGACGCCAGCGGTGCAGGAGGTTCACCCTGTTGTCCACGAACCTGTAGCGGTCCTCGAACGGCCCGGCCATCAGATCCCACGGTCCCATCGGAGACTCGCTCCGGTAGACGTAGAAGCTGTAGTCGTGCGGGTCGAGGGACGTGTCCTCGATCTCCCAGAGGACCTCGAGGAAGTCCAAGGAGAAGGAACGCACCAACAGGTTCTTGAACGCCAGGTTCGCCATCTACGTCCACGAACCTCCTCGCCTTACGCGGCTCTCCTGCTTGGCCATGAGCTTGCTGTAGAGCCCGCGGAGCTTGGGATTGCCCTTGCCCTTGCCGAGTTCGATGAGGCGCTCGACACGCCGCAGACGGGCAGCGCCAGCAATCTTCTCCAGCTCATCTGCCCAGGCTGCTATGGTGGACTCGTTCATTTCTTACCCTCCTGCTCCTCGATCTTCCGCTTCTTCCACTTCTTGGCGTAGCGGATGGCGAGTGGCGTGGCGATGGCTGGGATCCCCGCAGCCAGTGCGTAGGTGCCCCACGCCTTGCCGAGCTGCCGCCGGGCGGCCTTCAAGGCAGCCGGGGTGTAGCTGCCCAGCCCCTTCATGGTCTTGTAGCCCTTGATCGACGCGTAGGCCTCATCAGCGAGCAGCGGGGCCACTCCGGCCGCCCCGACAACGGGGGCCAGCTTGCTGGTGGTGCTGTCGGGATCTGCGTAGGTCGCCATCATCGGAGCGGCGATGGCACCAGCCACCGAGGCCGGCATGCGCAACTTGCTGACCGCCTTACCCAGTAGACCCTGCCGCAGCCGACCGTGGCCCAGCTCGTGGGCGGCGATATGCGCACCGGTTGACGATGGGGCCACCGACATCCCACCACGCAGCCCCGCCTCTACCGTCTCCCTGGGGATGCCCATCTCCCTGTACTGGGCCTTTTCTATCCGTTGGAGGGGCCTCGGCAGCACACCACCTTTCGGGATGTGGACAGCTTGTCCGATGTCCCCAGGCTGCATCAGGGCCACACCACTGGTGGTGCCCATAGCCTGCCTGATCTTCTCAGCCTCTTCTGCAGTGGTGCGGAGGCCCGTCCTGGCGATGTCCTTCTTCAGGCTCTCGCCCAACCCCATGGCGCCCAACCGACCCGCCAAACCACCAGCCGAGCTAGCGAGCGCACCAGCTCCGAGCCCGTATCCGGTACCCTGCACATCCTGCTTCACCTTGGTGGGCAGGCGGGCACCGAACTCCTCATCGTCATCCACGATGGGCTCGCCGATCTTGACGAGCTCATCGAAGAAGGCCCTTTGCTTGGTGTGGTCCACAGCCCCCCCTAGAAGTGCTTGCCGACGCTGCTCACCATCTGCTTGCGCACAGCCGACGGCTTGCCCTTGCCCTGCTTCATGGCCGCGGCCATCGCCTTGGCCTTGACGCGAGCCTCGGGAGTGGTGAACTCGTCCTCCTTCTCCATCCCCTCTTCCTCACCGTACTGGCTCATCTTCTTGCACGCCGCGGTGATCTGCAGGGCAGCCACCTTGGCCGCGGCCTGCTTGACGTGGGGAGGGGCGCCGACCGTCGCACGCAGAGCACGCTGGGCGATCTCGGCCTTCACCGCCGCCGTCTTCATGGACTGGAGGGCCTTCCGCTCCTTCTTGCTGAGCTTCGAGCCGAGGTAGCCGAGACCTCCACCAACTCCCGCACCGAGGAGCCCGCCGAGGAGCGCACCCTTGCCGCCACCGGCCTGCCCACCCATCATCGCACCGCCGAGACCACCACCGACGGCCCCCAGACCGGTCCTCAGACCGGGGCTCTCCTGCATAGCCTGTTGGGCAGCCATGCGCTTGGCGATGAAGCCCTCCGGCTCCTTGCCGGCGGCCACGTCCTGGATGACCTTGCGTCGCTTACCGGCCATGTGTGCGCCGAGAGCACCCAGACCGGTACCTGCGCCCGCACCGAGGAGACCACCCAGCAAGGCGCCTTTCCCGCCACCGACGGCCCCACCGAGACCAGCGCCCGTGAGACCGCCCAGCGCACCACCGCCGATCATCTGCAACGGCCTGCTCTCCTGTGCGGCCTGAGCCGCCTGGACCTGGCGATCGTACCAGTCAGGGGTTGCTGCGGCCTGCTTGGCGAAGATGCGACCGATGTGATCGGCCCACGCCATGGCCTCCTTGGTCGTCGGTACCTTGCCGGGACCCTGGTGGCTCACGGCCGTGGGCTCGGCCTCTTGCTGGCGCGTCGGCGGCGTGTCGGTCCGGCTCTTGGCCGCGATCTCCTCCACCGTCTTCATCTGCGCGTCCAGCTCGTTCCCGGGGAGCGAGTCCGGCATCGGGGGCTCGACCGGGCCAGCGACGGCCACCTTGGTGAAGTCCACGCTGTCGAGCCCCAGAAGACCCTCGAGCTCCTCCACCGACAAGCTGCCCATGAAGTTGTCCAGCTCGGCAGCGGAGGTCTTCTCCATCTCGTCCTCGTACATCTTGGTCAGAAAGTCGTCCATCTCTCACTCCTTACGCTGCCGGCGGTCCGCCGGGTGGGGGTCCAGGCGGGGGTCCCGCAGGAGGCCCGCCAGGCGGAGGTCCAGGGGGAGGCCCGCCAGGAGGCGGACCAGCTGCTCCCGGAGGAGGCCCACCCGGTGGTGGACCACCAGGGGGAGGCCCGCCAGGAGGCGGAGCACCACCCTCGGGAGGCGGCTCGCCAGGCGGGGGACCGCCAGCCTCCGGGGGAGGCGGTCCAGGAGGTCCAGGCGGAGGAGCGCCTGGCATCGGACCCTCCGGCGCCATCGGTGGCGCCATCGCCTGGGTGGGATCTTGCGCGATCAGGTCCATCAGGGCCTGCCGATAGTTGGTGATGGCCTGGCGCATCCCGATGTTCTGCTGCTGCGCCGCCAGAGACTGCTCACGGGCGGCCATGGCGTCCTGGGAAGCCATCTCCGCCTGCTGCTGCGCCATCTGGGACTGCTGCTGCGTGGCCTCGTCCTGCATGGCCCGCTGCTCGTCCTGCTGCTGCTGGAGCTGCATCTGCTGCTGGAGCTGATCCTCCAGCATCTTGTTGGTCTCCTGGGCCTGTCCGGCCACCGCCGCAGCCTCGTCCGCCTTCTGCTTGAAGAACTCGGCCTCGTTGATCGCCTGCTGCGCCTTGAGGAAGTCCTCCATCGGGTTGCCAGTGGGGCCCTGCGGCGGCTCCTCGGCGACCGGGGGCTCCACCCCAGCCTCCACCGGGATGGGCGGGACCTCGTCCTGGGCCTGCTTCCGCATGGGGCACGAGCTGCGCAGCTTCTCCCGTAGAGCTTCGCGGGCAGCTCGTGCTTTCGGGCCGCGGCCCTCGATGACGTCCTTGGCCCGGGGCTGATCTGGCTGCTGCAGACCGGCCTTCTTCTCCTTCATCTTCTTCCGGATCTTGTGGATGGCCGCACCGCCCAGGGCGCCCACACCCAGGCCGACCAGGGCAGCCTGTAGCGCCTTGGTCTTGGTGGGACCAAGGTTCTTGCGGGCCGTGACCATGTACTCCTTCAGCGCCATGGTGGGCTTCTTGAACCCGCCCTTCGGCGGCGGGAGCGCGGCCTTCAGGGCATCCTGGGTCTTCTTGTCCCGGGCCGTATCCTGCAGGCCCTTGGCAGCCGCACGGATGCGTCTCTCGTGGACGGCAGCTCCGATCCCGGCTCCTGCGCCGGCGCCGATGGCGGCACCACCCGCCAGATGCCGCGTCCTGCTGCGCTGCTCCTCCTTGGATGCACCCTCCTTGCCCATCTCCTCGAAGTCCGACTGCTTCTCCATCGCTGCCGGCTTGGCCTTGTAGGCCTTGCGGATCCGGGCACGGTCGGCCTCCTCACCGGCGGCCTTGCCTCCGGTGTAGCCCAGGAGAGCGCCGATGCCGGCACCGGCTGCCCGGTGCTTCTTGGACAGCAGAGCGCCGATAGCAGCACCGGCACCGGTGCCCACCGCCTTGCCGACGCGCTCCCCACGCTTGCGGCGGATCATGGAAGAGCGAGCGAGATCTCCACGCACGCCACCGCGGATGGCAGAGAGGATGCCCTGCTTCTTCGCCTTGGCCAGCTCCTCCCCGGAGATCGAGATGGGTTCGGACTTGGCCTGGCCCAACTTCTCGCTACCGACCAGGTGGCCGAGAACCGCACCAGCTGGGGCTGCTCCCAACGCAGCGAGGCCTGGGGAGGCCGCACTGATCGGAGACGCTCCGGCTGCCAGACCGGCCAATCCACCCGCACCAGCGCCCAGCAGCCCCTTCTTCAGGCGCTCCCCCTCGGGGGCCGCCGTAGCACCAGCGACGCCACCGCCCAGGGCACCTGCGGCTCCCGGGATCAACAACCGGTGGGCTAGCGGCGACTCCGTGATGGTGATCAGCTTCTTCGCCCGATCGACGGAGATCTTGGCCGTCTTCTCGAACTCGGCGGCCTTCCTCAGCACGTCCAGCTCGTCGAGCTCCTCCTGGAGCACGCCGCCGGACGCGATCTTCAGCATGACGAGGTGTTCGGCAGCCTTGTGCCAGGGGATCTCCCGATCCTCGCCCTCCGTCAGGATTTCGTAGAGCCTGTCGTCACTCATCGGGAGACTCCTTACTGATGAACCACGGTGTACTTGTTACCGCCCTCATCCGTGGTGATCGCGATGACATCTGCAGCGGGTACCTCGTTGGCCCCCACCGTGGCGTCGGCCGCCGTGGGCAAGCCGAAGATGGAGTTCGCCGTCCCGTCCTTGTCCACGATGTCGTTGGGCTGGTGGAAGGTCAGCTTGTACTTCGGTGGAGTGGTGGGCCGGTACGACCGGAACGCTGCGATCCCCACCATGTCGGCGTTCACCGCCTCCATCTGCGCGATCACCTCAGTCGGCGACAGACCTGACCCGTCGGGGTCGGAGAACGTCACCGTCCTGAGCGTTCCGTTCGGGTTGACCTGAAGCGTCAGGCCGTGGAGGCCGGGGATCACGGTCGGCAGGGCCTTCCCCTGAACTACGTCGTTCAGGTAGTCGACCATCTCTTCGGCCGTGTCGAACTGCTTGACGATGTATGGCATCTCAGCCTCCTAGTAGATCCCGTACCAGCCGTTTATGAAGAATAGCTCTGAGTGGGACCCGCTGAACACCCCGAACATCTGGGAGATGTTGAGCGAGACCTTCCTCTGCATCTTCTCCTGCTCGTACTTGTTCTGGAAGTCCCTGATCCACTGCATCAACATCGGCGTCTTGTCCGACACACCAACGCTGATCCCCCCGTCCGAGAACTGGAGGTGGTTCCGGGTCTGCAAGATCCCCACCGACTGGAGTAGGGCCACTGTCGTGCCACGCAAAGCGAACGACTGGTAGTGCATATCGAAGAGCTGCTCAAGGGTGTAGTACCCCAACGGCGGGGGAGACCCGGCGAAATCGCTCAGGAAATCCTTGATCGCCCACGCTATCATCCGATCGGATGACTCCTCACCCTTCACCAGCCGGTTGAGCTGGGGATGATCGCGCATGAAGAGACGCACCGTCTGGATGAACGAGTTGAACGTCTCGCTCACTCCAGGGATGCCCTCTAGTCCTTGCAGCTCAGCCATCCTACCCCCACGGAGTCATGAGTGCTTTCGCAACACCCTTTGCGCCGCCGCCCTCACGCGCCACCTCGCTGCGCGCCGTCTGACCCACGTTCCGGAACCCCTGGGCCAGCCGCTTGCGCAGTGGCCCGGCACCCGGAGTGATGTTGGTCAGCAGCATCTTGCGGACGATGCCGCCACCGATCTTCTCCAGCTCGTCGTGCATGGCAGCCAGTTGGACCGGGTTCATGGCTCCACCTTGCCCTCGGCATCGGCCACGATCTCCTCGGCCATGTCCCGGGTGATCTCGAGCAGGCGATCCAGATCTCGGGCGCCCATCTCCACCACGTCGGCGAAGGTGACCACCCCGACCACCTCCAGCTTCTTGGCGCGGCCCTTGCCGATGTGCACCAGCTCGGTCAGGTCATCGACCCTGGGCATCTCCGGCATGCCAGGATCTTCCGGGGCCGGTGGGGCCTTCTTCGCCTTCTCCGGCTCGGGGAACCAGCTGACACCCTCGATGTTCAGGACACCCAGCTCGCAGAGCCGCTTGGCCTGTGCGCTGTACCCGACATCGTCAGGCAGCTGATCATGGATGCGGCCCTGGGGGTCCAACACCCGGTTGTCGGGCAGCACCCTCCAGCGGAGCAGAGGGACGCCCTTCTTCGTCAGGTTCCATACCTTTGGCATCGTCTACTCCTTGGCGGCGTCGATGACCTCCTGCGCCATCTCCTCGGTGACACCCAGGACCTCCATCAGGCCCTCGACCCCCAGCCCCACCACGGCGGCGAAGCTGTCGATCCCGGCGGCCTCCAGCTTGCGAGCGCGGCCGGCACCGATGCCTGGAAGGGAGGTGAGATCATCGACCTCTTCCTCCTCGCTGGCCGAGGTGATGACCTCCTCCTCGACCTCCTTCACGACCTCCATCTTCACGTCCTTCGAGGGCGTGGGGACGGCCGTCCCGCCGAAGCAGCTCGGCATCTCCCCCTGCGCGAGCACCTTCACCGCTCCGTTCGGCTTGGTGAGGATGAACTCGCCCGTGTGGGCGGTCGTGACCTTGATCCCGTCCGGGGTGTAGATCGCCACCATGCCGGCGAGGCACATGTCGAGCAGGTTCTTCTTCTCCTGCGTGAACAGCGACTCGTTCAAGGCGACCTTCTTGCTGCGCAGCACACGCTGGCCGGCGACGAAGACCTTGAACCTGTGGCGGGTGGCAGACTTGGCCCGGTGAAGACGGGTGCCCTCACGGCGGACCGTGTTCTCGACGTAGTAGACCTTCGTGTCCATCGAAACCTCCTAGAAAAAAGGCGCCGACGCCCACACGAGCGCCGGCGCCTTGGTCACCCGACTAGGTAGTACCCTGTGGGTCAGGTGAGACCTCCTAGTAGGTCTCGACCCCCGGGTACACCAGACCGGAGTCCACGCGGTTGTTCTCGGCGCCGAGATCCTCCTCGTCCACGGGGATGACCGAGGAGAGGATGCCGTCGGCGTCGTTCGAGGTCGCGTCCCCCGAGTACAGCTCCAGCTTCCGCACCGACGCGATGTTGATGACCGACATGGCGATGTCCTCCCAGGACTGCCACGTGATCAGGTTCGCGATCTTGTCGATGTAGAACTTGGTGTTGTTCAGGATGTAGAAGCGACCGAAGAAGTCGGGCTTGGTGAAGCAGTACACGTTGCCCGGCCGCAGGATGTCGGTCTTGATGGTACGGACGTACTGCCTGCCCAGGAGCAGGTTGTACTTGTACCCGTCGGTGGTGGTCTCGGACTGCAGCTTGTCGCCGAAGTCCTCCACCGTCCACTGGAGGATGTCGTCCCAGTCGACCTCCGTGATGAGGATGAGCTCCGCCCGCAGGCGGTTCCCGTCCAGCATCTTGAAGAGGTTGACCAGGTCGGGCCGCTGGATCGGCAGGACGGTGGCGTCGTCCGCCGCGGCGGCGCGGGCCAGGGCGCCCTTGCGGACCGAGAACTCGACCACGGTGCCGGCGATGATGGCGCTGGCGTTCAGCGTGGTGACAGCGCCACCGTTCGCCTCGGCCTGGAGCGCCTGCACGGCGGCCTCGATGTGGATCGTGAACTCGCGGTCCTCGATCTCCTGGATGTCCTTCACCGAGTTGTCCTCGATGATCTTGGTCACCGGCATCTCGTAGGCGAGGAGCTCCTGCTCGGTCTTCTCGAACTTCTCCGAGGAGATCGTGTAGAAGGGGACCTCGGCCCGCGGGGCGCGGATGAACCGGGCGGTCGGCTGACCGCGGAAGGTGATGGCCATGGCGCGGCTCTTGGGCTCGACGTCCACGATCTTCACCAGGGTGTCGTGGTTGACGGAACGCTGGCAGTCCGCCCGGGTGACCATCTGGGGCGGGATGACCTTACGGCTGTAGGCCACCTCACGCAGACGGTCCCGGATGTAGGTGCCGGCGTACTCCGCGATCTTCTCCTTCCCCTCGGCCGTTCCGACCTTGTGGGTGAAGAGATCGTTCAGAACTCTTGCTGGTACGCTCATCTTGTTATCTCCTTCCCAGCTTGGTCCTGGGTCTCTCCGGACAGGCCGGAACTACACCAGGGTCTGGATGAAACGAAGCCGCCCGCCGTTGTTGGCCGGGAGCCGGGTCACGAACCCCACCACCTCGCCGGTGGTGAAGATCTTGAGCCCGGACTTGGTCAGCGTGTCGACCGAGACCGAGTCGCTGATCTCCAGCTTCTGCCCCACCGCGGTGATGCCTGCGGTTGTGAACACGCGGGTGTCCGCCTCGTAGGTCCCGCCGAACAGGACCGTGGCCTTGCCGATGGCCTGGACGTCCATCCGGCCCCGCTCCACGAAGAGCGCGAGGCCGAAGCCCAGGGACGTGGCGCGCACCAGCTTGTAGCTGGTGTCGATCGCCATGAACTCGCCGTCCATCAGCGGGTTGGCGTTGTTTGGGTTCACGAGATCTCGGTCTGCCACGGGGAAGTCCCGCCGGAGCAGAGACTGGACCTCGGTCACCAGCTCGAAGTTGACGTTCATCGGATTCCTCCTTCAGTTCTTCGTCCGCTGCAACTCGGAGCGGCCCCTCTACTCGGAGAGGTCACCCAGGAGATAGGCGGTCAGCTGGTCGGCCCCGTTTCCGGAGACGTCCTCCGCCAGCTTCGCGATCTCGCCGTTGGGCGCGGTCATCTCGATAGCCTCTTCGATGACATCGAGCGACTTGCCCGCCTCCGCGGCCTTCTCGATACGCTCCACCTTGTCCTCGAAGGGGGTATCGGTGTCGATCCCCTTCTTCTCCATGGTGCGAGCGATCTTCTCGATCCGGTCGCGGTGGTTCCGCTCTCCCAACTGCTCGGAGAGCTCGGCGTTCTTCTCGAGAAGCTCATCCCGCTCGGCGACGAGTGCCCGGAGTACACCAGGCACCGCCGAGTAGACCTGAGCTGCCTTCGCTGCGCTGATCTTCTCTTGGCTCATGGTGTCCTCCTAGTACCCGCCCGAGAGCGGCATGTTGAAGCCCGAGGTCTTCTCCTCCTCGTCCTTGGACTCGGAGGTGTCCCCGTTCTTCTTCTCCTCGGCCTTGGCCTTCATGACCTCCTGCAGCTTGGAGGCCTTCTCCTTCTGCTCGGGAGTCGCGTTGGGCGCGGCCCCCTCCTCCGCGATCTTGCGGAGCCAGGCCCTCGCCGCCGCCCGCTTCTCGACCGACGACAGCTTCACGCCGGCCTGAGAGGTTGCGTCGAGGACGTTGTGAAGAACCGGATCCGTGCTCTTCTTCTGAGCTGGTTCGTCGAGAACCTCACCCATCCGTGCCTTGGGTACGGCCTTCGCCTGCTGCTTGGTGTAGTTGGTGGCCGCCTCGTTGGAGGCCACCATCGTCTCCTGCTTGCTCACCTCGCCCGGCTGAGAGGGGACATCCTTCTCGGCCTCGGAGGCGTTGGGGTTCTCCAGGGGCTCACGGCCCGCGGAGTTGGTCGCCGGGTTCAGAGCGTTCTCGGCGCGCTTCATGATGCCGAGGACACGCTGGACCTGCGCCTGCTTCTGGACGTCCTTGTTCGTCCAGTCCTCCGATCCGCCCGGAGGATCCTGGATGGTGGTCTCCAGGGCGGTGGCGGGGTTGGTCTGCCCCGGGGACTTGGGATCGGAGCCCGGGTTCTTCGGCGCCTGCTGCTGATCGGTCGCCTGCCCGGTCTCCGTGTTCTGCATCCCGGGGGTAGGGGAGTCCACCGTGTTGGGCATGGCGGTGGAGCCGATGCCCGAGCCGACGGTGGTGGTGGGTGGCTTGTGCGACAGAGGCGGCTCCGGCTTGCCGACAGCCTCCTTCTCGAGGAAGTTGACGTTGAGGTACTCGACCGCGGACGCCAGCTTCTCGACGTACACGGAAGAGACCTTCTCCTGATCGACCCCCTCCTCGTTGCGCTCCGGAGCTGTGCTCTCGTTGCCGTTGGAGGCCTGTGCCGGAGGAGCCTTCTTTTCCTTCTTCTTCGCCTCTTCCGACTTGGTCTCCTCCTCTGCCTGAGCGAGCTTCTCCCGCATGTCGGCTTCGGCGGCTACCTGCCGGACCATATCCTGAAGCGTGAAGTCCATTCTGGTCCTCCTTGTTAACGCACCCCAAACACTACGTTGGGTGGCGGTTGATGTCGAGCATCCGCCGCCTGCGCAGGGTTGGTGGCGGGGGGCGTCTCCACGTTAGGTTGCGAGTAGTTTTGCCGCTTGCCGAACTGGGGAGCCGGCCGGATCACCTTGGGGCCCATGTCGCCGGGGGCTGTCGGCGCCTTCGGAGCTTGACGACCGGGGAGCTTGGACCTCGGGGCCTGCGTGGTCTTCGAGGTCCACACGCTCTCCGAAGATCGAGACTGCGCCCCGATCTTCTCAAGCTCTTCGAAAAACGCCGTCATGTTGATCCCAAGCAACTCATTCCTCAAGGTAGCGGCTGGCTACTCCTACTCGTTCCACTCCACCGGGTACCCGGCCTCGTGGAGCATCTCCAGCGCCCGGATCTCCACCGCCTCGTCGTAGGAGACCTTCTCCTGCCCCGGCACCTCGTAGCCGGCCTCGTGGAGCATCTCCAGCGCCCGCTGCTCGGCGACGGTGTCGAAGGCCGACCCCTTCTTCTCCTTGCCCTTGCCTGCCTTGGCGCCCGCGTAGCCACCGACTCCGGCGGCGGCGCCGATGCCCACGCCCTTGCCCACGCCCTTGGCGATGTTGCGCGCCTTCTCGACGGCCTTGCGCTCCTTGGCGAGCATGGCGGTGGCCCCGCGGGTGGGGCTCATGCCCTCCAGACGCTTCGCCTCGCTCCCGGTCAGGAGCTGCCCGACCCTCTTGACCTTGCCGACCTGGCGCCGGAGGAAGCGCCCGGTGGCGCTCGTGGCGCCGGGGATCTTGGCGGCTTCCTTCTCGATGTTGTTGAGCTCCTGGACCATGGAGTGGGCCATGACGCGCCCCAGGAAGTCCGCCTCGGCGAACTTCTCCTGGCCCTCGTCGGTCTCCTCGGCCTCGGCGGTGTGCTCGATGCCGCCCTGGAGCTCGTTGATCATGCCGGCGATCTCTTCGTCGGAGAACTGGTTCAGATCCAGACCTTCCTCCTCGGCCAGCTTCACCAGAAGCTCCGCGGCGGCGGTCTTCTCCAGATCGTCCTCCTCGTACTCGACCTGACCGGTCCCGTAGATTGCAGCGAGCTGCTCGTCCATGATGTCTCTCCTTCTTCGGTTTAGTTCGGTTTCCTCTCAGCCAGGTGATCGCATCCTTGAGGTATCAAAGCCCCTAACGTCCACCGAAGCTAAAGCAGTTGGCCAACCCCTTGTTTCAGTCCTTCTTTCAGGGATGCCCCACCACCTTTGACTGCGTCCACGACACCGCGGACGAGCCGCCTGGGAATCTGAGATCCTTGTTGATGAAGAGCGCCCATCCCAGCCATCACCATGAGCGTTTTGGGATTCTCGGCCGCCAGGTTCATCAACGCCCCTGTTGGTCCTCGTGCTCCCATCATCGCTCGTCTCTGTTGGTGCGCCGCCCAACGACTCAGCGCGAAGGCTCCGCCTACTGCGCCTAGGACCACAGCTGGGTTGACCCCAGCAGCGGTCTTTTCAAAGCCGTCTGCAAGTCCTGATCTGTGGACTGTTTCCCACAGATCAGGATCCGCATCCACAATGGCTCCTGCATCTACTAGACAATCTCCGATCCGATCTAGGTAGCCATTATAAGCTGCCGAGATCTTCTGTAGGAAGGGGGTTTCTTCAGCTTCTTTCCCCTCCCCGTCATCAGCCTTTGGCGCCCCACAGATCGTGATGCGGACCACCCTACGTCTTGCGATGGGCTCCAGCATGCTACGATCTTCCATCATCGGCAAGAGGAGACGCTTCAGCATGGAACTGAAGTGCCCCGATCCCAGGGGGATCGAGGTGTCAGACTCGTCTGTGGGAGGGATCACCTCCCCGTCTCGATCGAGCTGGTCTGCCAGTGGTTTCTTGCCGAGCCGGATGATGGTGATCCTCTGGAACTCGCGGGGCTTGAGGATCATCCCCATCGTCGTGGGCGTGGAGAGTGCCTCGCTGAGGTCACCCTTGCCCAGTTGATCGAGGACTTCATCCGGCAAATCTGGTCTGTTGTCTTCCAGGGGCACGGCTTTGCTGCCAAACTGAGACGGCTTGACATCCTTTATAATCTCCGCGCCCTTGCGCTGGGAAGCCTTTTTCTCCCGGAGCCGATCGCGCACGATGTCGATGGCCGACCGCTTCTCCTTCCCCTGGGACTTGCTATGGATGCTGGCAATCCTCTTGCCGGTGAGCAGCTCGCTCCAAACCTCTCGGACTTTCTTCCGGCCGGGGTGGCTGGTACTCCACACACTGGGGATTGCCGCTACCTTCTCGAACGACTTCTCTGTGCTCGGCTGCTCGTAGCCCATCTCTTCCGCTACCAACCAGGAGGGGATCGTGACATATTTTCGACCCCCAGTATGCGCCATAGCCAACTTTGCCATGACCTTTGCGGTCTTGTCAGCACCGATGAAAACAAAAGAGATGTCGAAGAACCTGGGGTAGTCGTTGATCGCGTAGACCTTCGTGCCGTCCGCCAAGATCTTGTTGAGCATGCCCTTGAGGTGCTCGCAGTAGTCGTTCCGGGTGACGGACAGACCCCTGATGGGATTCTTCCGGTGGAACAACAGCACTGCCTGACCAACAGAGCGGTGCCTGGCCGGGTCGAAAGTGGCCTGGGCCTGTCGGTACTTCTTCCAGTCCAGGCACTTGGAGCAGAGGTCGTAGGGGACCTTGCAGCCCATGCTCACGTCGGGGAACAGGCCGTGGTCCAGCTTGTCGCACACGTCGGTGGCCCCGAACATCTCTGCCCGCTTGCGGTCGATCATGACCACCAGCTCGACGCGCTTCATGGCGTCGTTCCAGGCAGCCAGCTCGACCTTGCCGAAGGCCTTGCTTGGGTCCTTGTTGACGTGGTGCTTGTATGGGAAGGCTCCGTAGAAGGTCTCGTATCCGTAGACCGGGCCCTTGTGGATCAAAGAGGCTTCCGGGAAGTAGTCCCCGTTGATGTTCGAGCCCCAGAACTCACCAGCTCCCAGGGCGTTGACGAGGACGTAGATCCTTTGGGAATCGGGCTTCAGCTTGTCGAGGTATGCCTGGACCTGCGGGAGCATGGGCGCTGCTGTCTTGGCCATCCCCCGATAGGGATGGCCGTCTCCGCTGCGGACCCCTCCGAAGAAGGCCGCGGCCTTCTCCATCTCACCTGGCTGGAAGATCTCCACCAGGCGTTCGCCCTGCTCACGTCGGGCTTTGAACTGGCATACCTTGACGATCATAGCTCGAAGGGGTTCTCACTGTCCGGTCGGAAGGTATCGACCTTGGTCGGCCGGAATGCCTCGGAGATGGGACCCCTGCCAGCCTTGCCCTGGGTGATGTTCCTCTGGGTCTCGGCCAGCAGCTTGGCGGACTGGAGAGGGACGGCCGGACCAGACTCAGGTGACATCTCCAGCGTGTTCCGGATGTACGACCCAGCGATGAGTGGGTCTGCCGCCAGGGAGGGTGCGGTCTTGCGCAGGGAGTTGTAGACCATCTGCACCGAGCCGGCGTCGTGCTGGCGCAGCATGGGGTTGGCCTTCAACATGTTGGAGTAGTCCCGCACCCTGGTGAACCGCTCCTTGACCATGCCGATGCCCTTGCTGGCAGCGACACCCATCGCGGCGACACCAGCGGACGCGATGGCTCCAGGCAGAGCCTCCTTGACGGCTCTGCCCATGGCGTCGAGCCAGCCCGCCTCCTTCAGGAACTCGTCGACTGGATTGCTCATCAGTACCCTCGCTGCGCCTTCTTCATCGCCCGGCGCTGTTTCCAGATGTGATACTTCATCCGGGCCCGCTGGACAGGCTCGGACTCCCAGCCCTTCTTCGCCCCGTAGGCCACCGCCAGATGAGGGGCGACCCTGGCGGCCAGGGCCAGGTTCTTGTGCCCACGGCTGGCCATGAACTCGGCGGCCCCTTTGCCGGCCCGATCGATGGACCGCACGATGTCCCCGGCTGTGCCCAGGACACCGCCGTGCTTCTCCAGATCCTGTCGGAGTAGATAGAACGCAGCGGCGAGATCGATCATCGGACCCCCAGCTTCCCGTTGACCTCGTTGAGCTGCTCGTCAACGATGCGGATGGAGTGCTCCAGCTTCCGGTGTTCGTGGGCGACCTTGGTGAAGATCAGGAAGCGATCGATGACCGGGTGCGCAGGGTTTGGGACCACGCCGGCGCTCGCGGTCTTGGACAGGGACTCGTCCATCTGCTCCTTGTCCATGATCCTCCGCTGCCGGAGGTGATCTCGGAGCAGCTGGGTAGCCTCCTTCACCATCCTGGTGTCGCCGAAGCTCGACCAGGCACGCACGACATCCCCCAGGGTCGAGCCGTCCATCACCTGCTGGGCCCCGGCCTCGCAGAGGTCGTTCTTGATGTCGTTGAGGAAGATCTCGGAGGAGGAGAGCTTGCTCATGTAGTGCTCGTGCACGCCTTCCAGCCGCGACCGTAGATCTGCCAGCTCCTCTCCGGGCTGATGCCTGGCATGATGCGGAACCGCTTCTGCGGTCTTCTCCATCCCGGCGCCGAACGCCTCGGCCAGGATCGAATCGCTGGCACCGGCCGTCTTGTAGTGGCCGCTGGGAGGGAGGTAGGCCGCAGTCTTGACCTGGTGGACGGCGGGTGAGGACCCGTCGTTCAGATCTTGCAGCACCTTCGCCGGGCTCGCCGGACCCCCCACGAACGTGACGTTCCGAACCTCCCCCGCCTTCTCGAACTCGCTCAGGTAGGCGTTGGTGTTCGCGAACTCGCACACCCTCTTCACCTGCTCCGGTGCGAGGCGTGCCTCCTTCACGGTCTCCACGACCGCCTCGCTGAGTTGAGTACCCTGGGAGGAGTAGAGGGCTGCAGCTCTCTTGCCCATGGCCTCGAGCTGCTCGGGATCGACGTTCTTCGCGGCCTTCTGCTGGGCAAGACCGAGCGGGATTGCACCTGGCTGATCGCTCATGCTGTCACCTTTCGCTCAATCATAGAGGCGCGCTTCCTGCAGTGTCAACAATCGTCACTACTTGAGCACCAGCCTCCGGTCCACTACTATTGGTACCACGACCTGATCTAGGGTGGGAAGTGGCTGAAGAAGATCTCAGACTGTTGGAAGCCAGACTCTCGTCTCTTGAGGGGCAAGTCCGGTTCTTGCTGAGGATCAACGGCCTTGACTTGTCCGCCCTCCGATCGGCTCCCGATGAGAAGCTCCTGAAATACTACCAGGATGCCGTCCAGCTGCTAGGGCTAAAATCAAAACAGTACCCGCCGGAGATTGTGGAGCAGTGGGCTGACCTCTTCGCCCAGCTCTCCGAATACGAGTGCGCCCGCCTGCAGCTCATCGTGGACTACGAACACACGTGGGAACCGTTCTACCACCTCTGCGTCAGGATGATGACCGGCCTCCGACAGCACCGGGACATGCCCACAGACGTGGGCATGCAACATCTCTACGCCTTCCTCGAGCGTTCGAGGAAGAACCTACGTGACGTAGCCATCATGATGATCAAGAAGTACCCGGACACCGTGCCACCCAAGGCAAAAACCCTCCTGAATGGCGATGATCTGTCTGCCTACCTCTAAAACTGCAAATCGCTGATATTCCTAGAGATAAGGCTAGTGAGGCGGAAGAAGTAATTCTTTCCCCTCGCACGATCTGATCAACAACGCCCAAAAAGGAGGTTTCCATGGGCAAGGCAGCGACCGCCGAGAAGGCGGAGGAGAAGGTCGAGACCACGGTCGACGAGGCGAAGATCGCCGAGGATGTCGGGAAAAAGATGGCCGAGATCTTCGACCTGTCGAAGATCAAGGAGGCCATGGCGGAAATGCTGAAGGACCTGGGATACGGGACGCAGGAGATCACCGAGGAGCTGATCTTCAAGTCCTTCCAGGCCATGCCCGCGGAGAAGAAGGATGACCTCCTCCGCCGGCACGGTCTCGTCCCCACGCCGGGGTTCTTCTCCAGCATCACCGGCTGGCACAACATCGAGCATCTCCGCTCGAAAGGCTGGGAAAATAAGGTCCAGGGCGCCATGGGCCTGCTGTACCAGGCCGCCGCGGTCGGCCTCTCTATCTACCTGGGAGTGGACTGGTATCGGAGCCGCGCCGCCTAGGGAAACCGGGGACCGCGCCGTTCCTCCAGAGACTCCATAGCGAAAGGAGGTTCTACAGAAATGTCTAGTCGGAAGCGTCCCTCCTGGCCTCGGGGGTGACGTGGATTCATAAGGGGCGCGGGGGATAGCCACCTCGTTCCGGTGAGGAGTCAAGCCGGTGAAGGGTCGCGCCAAACGGTGAAGAGGAGCGCACGTGACTCCTCTTCTTTACCCGTGAGACGGTGGCACTCCGGTGTCCTTCATCGGGGTCAGGATGTCGGGCCTTGGCCGCATGATCATGGAGGCCAGCAGGCAGTAGAGGATCGAATGGAAGGCGTCGTCCGTCTTGCCCGGCGCCTTCTTGTACTCCACCATCCTCAACCGCTCGTTGTACTCGGCGAAGATGTTGAGGATGTCAGTGCCGTGCGGCTCCCGGAAGTCCTCCCAGTTCGGCAGGTCTATCAGCTTCCGCTTCATGGCGTTGAAGACATCGCTCATCACCTCGGAGCGGTGGACCATGTGGCGGAGGAGATCCGGTTCCCAGTACACCTTCTTCTTTTGCCTGGGGTTGTACTGGTACTTCATGATCTTGTCGGGTCCGAACCGCCTGAGTAGCGTGTCGTTCGGGTGGAACCCACCACCGTAGTCCACCCCACAGATCTGGACCCGCAGCTGGGCAATCATCTGGGTGATGAGGTCCAGCTGCCGCTCGGGCTCCAGGTCTGGACCAGTGAAGCGGTGGATCCAGAAGATGGAGAAGTTGCCGGTGCCGAAGTAGCCCCCGAAGGAGATGACCGTGTAGGTGTTCTCGCCCGTACCCCAGTCGATGCCGGCGAAGACCTGACGTCCGGAGGCCAGGCGCTTGAAGTGCTCGATGTCTCCCAGCCTGATGCTTGGCTTGCAGCATGCCTTGAGCTGACCCTTGGTGATGGGACGCACGCCAGAATCATAGGAGAGCCCCAACTTCTCGTTCATGAACTGGGCACGTGGGTACTGCTCCTGGGCGGCCAAGATCTCGTCCCAGTCCACCCACTGCACCATGATCTGCGGGATGCGGTAGCTCTCGAAGGTGACCTTGTCCTTGTTGTCCTCAGTGATCGGATTCATCGACGCCCACTGAGCCATGGGGTGGGTAGCGTCGACGGGCTCCCCACACTTGTCGCAGATCAAACCCTTCTCACCGATGTTCTTCTCGCCCAGGATGTTCCAGTGCCAGGAGCTGGGATCCTTGGGGGTGCCGTGCCTCTCACAGGGGACGATCCACTCGTTC